CAATATAAGAATGAGGTAGAACTTATTCTTAAATATCGTGATATGTCACAAATGTCTGATTGTGAGATTGCGGTTGACAATATTGTAAATGAATCCATTGTTGTTGATGACCTTCTTCCTTCAGTATCAGTTGTTCTCGATAAAACAGATCTTACAGACGGTATTAAGAAAAAAATTCGTGCTGAATTTGATATTGTATTGGATCTTTTAAATTTTAATAATTATGGTCATGATATTTTTCGTAGATGGTACATCGAAGGAAGATTGTATTATCATATTATGATAGACGAAAATGACCCAAAACGTGGTATTGTAGAACTCCGAAGTTTGGATGCTACAAAAATCAAAAAAATCAAACAAATTAAAGCAGAAAAAACAGTTGATCCTAGAAAAGCGAAAATAAGTATAATTCCTACGTACACTTATAATGAAGCTGGATTGGATAAACGAGCCTCTTCTGGTATTATAATTTCAGGTGATAGTATTGCATATTCTACTTCTGGTTTATTGAATCCTCAAAAAAACGCAGTAATGTCTTATCTTCATAAGGCAATCAAACCATTAAATCAACTCCGAATGGTAGAAGATGCGATTGTTATCTATCGTATATCACGAGCACCAGAACGTAGAATTTTCTATATTGATGTGGGAAATCTACCGAAACTAAAAGCAGAACAATATATTCGTGACATCATGACACGATACAAGAACCGATTGGTTTATGATTCGGATACTGGTGAAGTCAAAGATGATCGCAGACATCAATCGATGTTAGAAGATTACTGGTTGCCACGAAGAGAAGGTGGTCGAGGAACAGAAATAACTACACTTCCAGGCGGAGAAAATCTTGGTCAAATGGAAGATGTAGAATATTTTCAAAAGAAATTATATAAAGCAATGCATGTTCCTGTTTCACGACTTGAGGGAGATGCAGGATTTTCTTTGGGAAGAGAAAGTGAAATTACGAGAGATGAATTACTTTTCAGTAAATTTATCAAAAAATTGCAGACAAGATTTTCTCTTTTGTTTGATGAAATATTGGAAAAACAATTAATTCTGAAAAATATTATAACCGCTGCAGAATGGGCCAAGATCAAAGATAAGGTTCATTACAGATTTGAAAAGGATCATTATTATTCAGAATTTAAACATCAAGAAACTATGTCCCAACGTCTAGATCTTGCAAGAAATACGGAAGAGTATGTTGGGAAGTATTATTCTAAAGAGTGGTTTCGGGCAAATATTCTCAAACAGACAGCTGCAGAAGTTGAACTACAAGATGAATTGATTGCAAAAGAAGCAAAAGAAGAGGAAGGAGGTGAAGAAGAAGGTGGAGAAGAAGAATAATAGAGGTTTACACCTTTAAAAGTTTATAAATATTAATAGATAATTGGAGATAAAAATGGCAGAACAAGAAGTTCAACAAAATTTTAAAACAGTAGATATAATAGATTATTCCATGCAAAGTAATCCTACACAAGTTCACGATGCATTTGGTCAAATAATTACAAATAAAGTGATAGACGGATTAGAAACCAGAAAACGAGAAGTTTCTGCCAGAATGTTTTCGGACAAAGAAGAAATTTCAATCGAAGAACCAACAACAGAAGTTCCGGCAGAACCAGAATCAGAAACAACGGAGACACAATGAAACTATTAGCGGCACTCGCTACCACAACTGCCACAGAATTGAATTTGGGTAAAGCAACGGCGGTTGCAGTTTATGCATCAGCGATTACAATTATTAAAACAGTTGCTAATGATGGAACTGAAGGAGGAACAAGTGGAACAGTTAAAGGTTCTATTACTTTGCCTGCAGCTTCATTGACCGTTATTCATAAAGATTCAGACCAATTTTTATTGGCAAATGTAACAAATGGAACATATTCTAAAATCGCTGATGGTGGGCCGAATAGATAAATGAAAACATATAACGAGTTTAGAAAATCAATAGGTTTTCCTGTTAAAGAAAGAAAAGTAGAAGAGGTAATACGATCAGAAAAGCCTTTGAAAGAAGATGTTGTAGATCAATTGAGATCTGTTGTAAAAAAGAAAAAAGAATCAGATATTAAGTTTAAAAGTGGTACATCGGTTCCAATTGACCCCGAATCAGCAAAAGTCATTCTGAAAACCTTTGACTCACTAAATAGTTCTAACAAGAAAAAAATGCAAGATAACATTAACAAAGATACAAAATCTTTCTTAAAAATCTTGGATTTTGCATTCAGTAACGCAAAGTAGGTAGAAAAATGTCCACAATTTTAGAGTTTTACATCGACAAAGAAAAACGAGAGTTAATTAATACAATTGGTTCTGCAAAATATGTTAGTGAAGAACAAAAAGAAGCAATGATTGGTGTTATGGAAGGAGATTCTAAAGATTACGGAGATGACGAAGAAGATGATGTGAAACAGGATCTTGAAAATTTGAAAAGAAAACAAAAAGAACATGATTATGGTGATGATGAGTATGAAGCGTTGGGAGATCGTATTGATAAGAAAATGAAAAAACTTAAAGATATACGATTTAGAGACAGTCAACAACGAAATCGAGAACGAGAAAAATATGGAAAGAAGTAGAATATCATCTATTAGGGGGGCAAACAAATGAAACTTATATGCGAACTTCAGGAAGCAGTAGAATACGAACTGATTGAAGAATCGGGAAAACCCAAACAATATTTTATTGAGGGTATTTTCATGCAATCAGAGATGAAGAACAAGAATGGTCGAATATATCCATTGCCTGTCCTTGAAAAAGAAGTAAACCGTTATGTAAAAGAATACGTTACACCAAAACGTGCATTCGGAGAATTAGGACATCCAGACGGGCCGACTGTCAATTTAGATCGTGCATCTCATATGATTACTTCCCTTGTTAAAGAAGGAAAGAATTTTGTTGGTCGAGCAAAGATACTCGATACACCAAATGGAAAAATCGTTAAGGTTTTGATTGATGAGGGTGCAAGATTAGGTGTTTCCTCAAGGGGAATGGGAACATTAAAAACGGATTCAAATAAATCTCAGATTGTACAAAAAGATTTTTATCTTGCTTCTGCTGCAGACATTGTTGCAGATCCATCTGCTCCTAATGCTTTCGTTGAAGGTATTATGGAGGGAAAAGAGTGGATTTGGGATAATGGTTTATTGCAGGAAAAAGATGTAGAACGGGCAAGGAATAACATCCTAAAAGCCTCTTCCAGAGCGCTCGAGGAAGTTAAAATAATAGAGTTTAAAAATTTATTATCAAAGTTGTAATATTATAAATATTACTACAGTAAACGAAATATACCATTAACTATTAGGAGTATCAAGTTCTATGGAAAATACAACTCAAGAAGAAATTCTGGAAGAAACTGAGCAAGAAGGACTTGTTGAAGCTCCAGAAGTAATTGAAGAAGTGGAAACAGTCGAAGAGGGAGAATTACCACCCGCTTTACAAAAAGCCATTGCCGCTAAGAAAGCAAAAGACGGTGATGATGACGATGATGACGATGATGATGACGAAGAAGAGGATGAAGACGAACAGGTAAAAAAAGAAGAAGTTAAAATTCCTCTTACTAAATCTGCAATGATTAAAGCTCTTTTCGATAAAGTTAGTGGAATGAAAAAAGAAGAAGTTTCTGCGAAGTGGAAAAATCTGATGGATGTTGCAGAAGCAGAAGACCTTGGCGGAGAAACACCCCAAGATGCAACACCAGTAGGTGACACAGGTAAAATAGGTAAAAAGAAAAAGAAAATTAAAATTTCCATGCCTGAAATTAATGTCAAAGAAGATATCGATGCATTAGTAGAAGGTGAAGAACTCTCAGAAGAGTTCAAATCCAAAGCTTCTACTATCTTTGAAGCGGCAGTACATCAAAAAGTAATGGAAATTGCAACCGAAAAGATTGGAGAACTTGAAAAAGAGTATCAAACCAATCTTCAAGAAGAGATTGTTTCATTCCGTGACGAATTGACAGAAAAAGTCGATGGTTATCTCAACTACGTAGTTGAAGAGTGGATGAAAGAGAACGAAATTGCACTTGACAGTTCACTGAAAAGTGAAATTACTGAAGAGTTCATAGGTGGACTTAAAAATCTCTTTACTGAACATTATATTGAAGTTCCAGACGAAAAAGTTGACATCGTTGAAAGCCTTTACGACAAGGTGGAAGAACTTGAAGAAAAATTAAATTCTCAAATTGATGATAACGTTCAAGTTACTAATGAACTCAACGGATATCGCAAAGACAAAATCTTGGAAGAAGTTTGTGAAGACCTTGCAGACACACAATCTGAAAAGATGAAATCTCTCGTAGAAGGTGTTTCTTACGAAGAGGATGCAGATAATTTTGAGAACAAAATTAAGACGATTAAGGAAAGTTATTTCCCAAATCAAATTAAACAAGATGAAAATGTTGAACAAGAAAGTGATGCATCAGTGGATGGGGAAGAAGTTTCTGAACCTAAGTTGAATAACATCATGGAAGCATATAGTAAAGCTATTGCTCGTAATTAATAATTAATTTTAATATTTTAACAATTAAGGAGTTTTAAAAATGCAACTCTCAGAAACAATTAATAAAAAGTGGGCGCCAGTTCTGGATCATCCAGATCTTCCTAAGATCAAAGATTCGTATCGTAGGGCGGTCAC